CGGCAGAAGATCGGGATCATTTTCTTAAACCGGGTAAAAACGATCACCTTGATCTTCGGGTCAACGAAGATATCGGCCAGCTTCTCCTTCAATAAAGCCATCTTGGTCGATTCGGTTCCCTCGCCCAATAGCTCCAGCGAACAAGTCAGCTCGACCAACACCAGCATCTTGACCAGCGTGGCTTGGATCGACATCGGATTTTCCAGCTTGCTGATATCTTCCTTCTCGATCTGGAACAGCAACTCCTTGCGGATGCGGTCGTACAGCTCGGCCTCCTTGGCCGACATATCGAAGTAAACATTCTCGATGGTCACTGGCGGAAGCTCCGGCGCGACCTGTTCCAGCGTCCGGCGGATAAAGTACCGCTTCACGCGCTCCTTTAGCTCCGGCAAATTGATCGGATATAACATTCCACCAAACCGGTTGCGCACAATATAGCGGTCGAGGAAGCCCTGCCGTGACCCAAACGCCCCCGGACTGATCCAATGAATTATACCGTAAAGGTCGGTCGGGACGTTCATAATTGGACTGCCAGTTAAAGCGTAACGATGTTCACTACCTTCTGATATTTTCTTGATAGCTTTATATCTTTGAGTCGACGGATTGCAAAGTCGATGACTTTCATCACAAACGATGGTTTGGAACGGCATTTTTTTTAAACAAATTATCGTGCCGATCATATTTTATATGACAAGATCGACAAAGTTGCCAATAATTACTTCTTATTCTCGCGTGTTTTTTGTGTTTTAATTTTGACCATTCTATTTTTCCTTTTTTTGTTCCACAAAAATCACATTGTACGGCTTTACCAAACTTCCGAATAAGCCAATGATGAATATTAAAATAATCATCTTGTTTACTTTCCCACAATGATTGATCGCAATATCCTCTTTTTTTATAAAATTCTTTTAAAGAGTCGGATCTTTTTTGTAAAACCTCTATTGGAATTTTTTTCCCTTTCATCCATTTTCCATATCCATGTTTTTTTGCATATTCACTCCGTGATATTTTCTCTTCAACGCTCCATTTCCTTCTGGGAATTTTTTTCCGACAATCGTTTCCGCAAACCTTTCTATTTTTCCTATTATTAAGATCACAACATTCTTTTCCACACACAATACACTTAAAATAATACTTAAAACTTCTCAAGCTCTTCAACGTCATTTCGGGCAACGTCGTAGGTAAGTACAACGTAAAACCGACCGGCGCTATAGTTCCGAGCTTCTTCATATATTCGAGATCTTTGAGTTTTATTGCCATATATAATAAAAACCTTAGCATCTCTATCCCATTTTGGCAATTCTTCCTCTCCCCATTGAAATAAAACACTCCCCGGAACGATTATAAGATTTTTAACCGTTCCCAACTTCTTAATGGTAGCTATAGTCATGATCGTCTTGCCGGTGCGCACTCCGCAGGCGTTCAAACACGACCCGGACTGAACCATAAACGCCGATACAACTCGCTGGAAGGGGTACAGCGGAAGTGGACTGTCAAACTCCGCATCTTCCCTGCCGGCAAGCTCAATCGAAGCTCTGGCGCGATCCTGATCGGCCACAACATAGGCCAACAGCTCCGGCTGGATGGCAAACCCGCGCTCGCGCAAGCGATCCAGCGATGGCATGCTATCCGGCAGGGGAATAAACCAGCTTTTTGTCGGCGCGTGCCACACACTGCCCGGCAGGGTTTTGACAAACGCGACCAGCGCCATGAACTCTGTCCGGGTTGGCGCGGTGAAGGTGATCTGGATCTTATTTTCTCGTTTTTTTACCAGCATTTTTTAACGCGTAATTATTTCCCAACATTTTTTGCCGGCGTAATTCACGCAATTTATTTTTTTCCGGCCTACTCCATTCATATTTTAAATGACATGAGGCACAAGCCCGAAGCCAGTCGCTCCGATCTCTTTTATATTTGCCGGAGATATTCGCCCAATGATATTTTTTACATTTTCCACTGCATCCTTTGACTTCACATTTTTGAGGCGTTCCCCAATGCCGGCGCGCCCAATTATGAACTGCCATATATCCGGCGCGCCCACCCTTCCAATTTGGATTTTTTTCGTTAGAACGCTTACCCTTCAAAGCAATGCTCTTTTTTAATTTTGTCGCCTTGGATTGTTTCCGGCCAACATTGATTTTATTGCTCATCATTCTCTGGCTCATTCCAATTTTAAAACACCTTGGCGAACAGTATTTTCTTTTTCTTCCCGGATAATCAAAAATATCCGAACCACAAATTGTGCATATAGATAACTTCATAATACAATTATACAATCACATGTTTCATTTGTAAAGGTCGATATGAATTTTTTTCAATCTGGAATTTGCCACATGCGCGTAAATCATTGTGTTCGATATACTCCTGTGTCCTAAAAATTCTTGAACAAAGCGAATATCCACACCCTTGTTCAGCAAATCGGTGGCATAACTATGGCGCATCACATGAGGCGACACAAACTTGGTGATCCCGGCCTTGACCGCCACCCGCTTGATCATCTTCTGCACGCACCGGGGAGTGATCGGAAAGAGTAACGGCTCTTGTTTATCGTCCCGCACGCACTGATACTCAAAGATCGCTATCAAGGCGGTCGGCGAAAAGTAAATTGTTCTCTGCCAGCCGCCCTTACCGACAATCGATAGCTCCTTGGTCTCGGGTACGCCGGCCTTGGGGTCAAACTCCTTGGACGGCAAGGCAAGCGCCTCGGAAACGCGAAGGCCGGTGCTGAATAGCACCGCCAACAGCGCCCGGTCCCTTAGGTTGCGCTCACCTCGCCGGCGGATCTTAGCGATCATCGCTTCGATCTCGGAAGGCTCTAAAAATCTGATCTGTCGTTTATTAGCCATATAGTTTATCTTTATTATTAATCAAGCTTAAACGGCGGCATGTTCGCCGGCCTCTCCAACGGCGCCAGGCTCGACTCCTTGCGGGGTCGCCCCACCGGGCGCTTCATCGGCTCGGGTAACGGCTCGGGTAACGGCTCGGGGATAGCCTTGACCTCGCCATCGGTTCCGAAGAACCGGGGTTTTGGGATGGGATTATCCCCCATTCTGGTCTTGATCTTATGCTCGGCATAATCCTCGAAACAGGAAAAGTCCTTGCCTCCCTTGGTATCGCCGACACAAAATATCAACTCATCACCGCTCGGCGGCGTGATATAAACAAAGTCATATCTCCCGGTCTGCTTGTTATAATGCTCGAAAGCGATCTTACCCTTTATTGAAATATAATCCTTAGCCACATACGCTGTTCCTACCTTGCCATACAAAACCGCACCGCAATGGTCGCACAATAGCTGTCTATTTTCCATGTTTTTATTAAATTAAATTCACTTCACGAGACTGAACGTCAAAATCCTTAAAACCCTCAATACCCTGCTCTTCCAATATCTCCTCGGCTTTTTCTTTAGCCTCCTCCTTGGTCTCGGCCTCGATAGTTACGAATCCGCTCTGCTCTTCATAAACTCCAATTCTAAATGTTGCCATATTTTTTAATGCTTTAAATTTACTAACTCCTCTAAATAATTATTGGCGTTCTGGTGGAATATCTCGCAAGGGTTCACATCGTCAATGCGGTTGTAGGTCTCCGCGTCCATTTTGTCGACCAAGTCAAACTTACAGCCTCCGTCATAGTTTTTTACAAACCACGCTCGCAACATGCTTTTTTGCTTAGCCGTTAATTTTCTCATAGTTTTTTTAATAATTAAAACGGAATATGCGTCTCTCCTCTTTTGTTGGAACACATAAGACACTGGCATGTTTTCTCAATTTCATCCTCTTTGGCCAACCGTTCACATTCAGCGCACATTAAAACATCCTGCTCACAACTTCCATCAAATTTCTTATTGGAAAATAACGGTTTTTCCTTGCATGATTTTTCCATAGTTTTATTTTGCCTTCCGGCCTGTTGCCTACAGGCAATCAGCCGTCCGGCGGTTATTTTATGCGAACGCCAACCTTTTAGCTTGCGCTCTCATCCGGGCGCCGGTAACCGCTCCGGCGCCGGGATGAAGGCATAAGCCCTCACCGTGTTATTCCTTGCCGTCTGCCAACACCTGCCGGCAGAACTCATCGTCCGGGTGGTCAGCGCACTCGCACCGCAATACCTTGTCGGCCTCGATCATATCGTGGCCTCCGGCCTTCTCGACATCGTGGATAACGCCACACTTCGGGCATGCCTGCACGGTATAACAATCCTCCCCGGTACACTCGCCATTGTCATCAAAGCGATGCGCCCGGCCATCGGTACATAATTTGCTCATCTTTTTGCTCGGCCGGTTATCCCCGGCCCGGCGGTTAAGCTCTCACCGCCGGGCGGTCTACACACCGGCCGCCCGGCCGTCAAAGTTTAATATCCGCTCTTTGCCAACTGTTGATTTTTCAAATATCCCATCGGGCAATCCTTGCCGGTCACATTCTCTTGCATATACTCATCGCCTCCGCCATTGTTGACCTCATAAAAGAACTTTTTAATCCGCTCCCTCAATACCTCGAACGCCGCCCGGTCTCGCTTGCCCAACACATCCGGGTCAAACATCGTGCCAGCCTGCACGGCTCCGGCCATCCCTCCGCCCAAATAATTTTGGTATGCTCCCATCACGGCCTGCTCGTCATTTTTCTCGGCCTGCTCGCCAAACAACTCGGAAACATCCACCTTCAAATTTCCGCCCCGGTAGGATATATCGCAATCTTTAATGTGCGCCTCGATATCGAATTCCCTCGCTTGTTTTACTGTTGCCATAATTTTGTCGCCCGGTTTTTCCGGGTCGGCGGTTAATATTTAAAAACTATCACACTCCAAAACCGTTGTCAAGCCCCTCGCCTGTCCGGCTCTTATTTTACAACCGGCGCCGGGATTGATACGCCATATTGTGCGCACTGCTCGGCCTGCCATCCGGCGATATAATAACCGGCATACTCGCCGGCCTCGGCCTGCCACTTGGCGCACTCGTTGCGCTCGCTCTTGCGTATACCGGCATTGAAAACATAGAACGCCCCGGCAAGCACCGCACCAATCGCCACCGCTTCGATCAAAATCAAAGCGGTCGCCTGCGCAAATTCCATCTTGTCCATTTTGTTGTCGGCCGTTGTTGTTGGCAATCGGCCGGCGGTTAAGCTTTCAACAATGCCGGGCAAGGGTCGCCCGGCATTGTTGACGGTTTAACGGCTGGCGCTCTCAAGCGCCCGGCCATCGCCGCCGGTATCGTATTGGCGATATTCGGCGATTTTGTTGCCGTGTAAATATAGCGCCCGGTCTCGGCTCTCGGTGTTGTTTATTTTGCGGTCGTGGCCGGATTCGAATGAAGCGCACACAAGCTCGGTTATTTTTCTTGCCATATTGTTGTCGCCCCGGGTATGTATTGCCGGGTCGGCGGTTATTTTGGGAAACAAAGCGATTGAACTGTCAAGGGTAAAGGTATCGTTTATGTGATAAGATTACCGGCTTGTCAAGTGTCAATTGGTTTGCTTGTCTTTTTAAATCCTATCATGGTATGTTGGCGTTGTCAAGCCCCTGTTTGTTTAATCTTAATAACAACACATTAAGTCAATTTGTCAAGTGTTCGCATTATATCCAAAATGCGAATTATTTAAAGCTAAAGTTTTGAAAATCAAAATACATGCCTATTTTTTGTGTATGTATCGCCTGCGTGTGCGTGTGTGTGCGCCTGTGTGTGCGCCTGCGCCCGCCCGCCTGCCTACGCGCGCGCGACCCCCAGCCCGAAAAATCGCGACCTCCTTTATAAAAATATACTTATTAGAGATACCTCATTGCGTGCGCGCAGACACCCCCCAGGCCAAAAATATCAAATTGAAAACGAAAAAGGGTGGTCACCCACCCCCGATCCTATATAGGAATCTGCCGCTACTATTTTAATAATTTAATCAGATCTCTATATTCATCATGTCTGGTCCATCCCATTGATTTCATATACTTTTTTTTAGCCAACAGAATATCCCGTCCAATTAAGATCCCAAAAGAGGCTAAATCTTCCGGACACTGGATTAAATTTATCGTCCAAGTTTTTCCAGTGGTCTCACTGTGAATTTTATATTCTTCTGGATTTTTCATGTTTTTATTTGTTAAACATCGGATCGGTTAAAGGGGTTGTAAGTTTCCCATATCCATCCGGAGTTTCACACACACGAACAAAATTTTCCAAAATAACTTTCCCCCCCATCGCCTCACACTGCTGCTCCGGAGTCAACTTCGGGCCCGGATCGATCACGATCTTAGGAGTCTTTTTACCTTTACCATAAGCCGGATGCTCTTTTTCATATCTACGGCTAATCAATCTACGAATAAATTCCGAAAGACCACAACCTTCTTCTTCTATCAACTGATTAAGACGATCAGTCTCGGTTTGACTCAACCGAATCCTTATACTTTTTTCCCTCATATCGATTCTGTTTTTTAAACAGTAAAATTATTATGGACTTAAAATAGTCCAACTTGTTAACTATTCGACCTACTTTTAGGATACACGATTTCCAAAATTTCGTCAAGATTTATATATTATAACACACTATGTCAATAGTGTTTAAAGCTAAATTATACCATTTTTTAGCTTTATTATCGTTTCTGTTTTTGAGCCTAGGGGGTAATTATTATAAAAAATATTTTTTTTTATTCATTTATTTTTCTAAGGTATATATATAATAATTTTTTTTTTATATATATAAATACCCCCTAGGCTCAAAAACAGAAACGATAAATTGCGAACTCAGCCCCCAATTTGCCCCTTTTTCCTGTCGGCTGTATTATGGTGGTATGAAGCCACCGACCGCCGCGGCGCCGGTCAGCGCCAACCGTCTGACCGCCCAGATCATCAATCATATTTATTCTGCCGGCGGATATGCGTGGCGCGCGCAGTCGACCGGCCTGTTCGATCGCGCCAAAGGTTCCTACCGATCGGCCCCGAAGGTAGGCGTCAGCGACGTGCTGGCCGTCTTCAGAGGCCGTATGCTGGCCGTAGAGGTTAAGATAGGTGCTGACAGGCTTCGTCCCGAGCAGGAGGGCTTCCTAAGCAACGTAGGGCATTGTGGAGGTTTTTCGTTCATCGCGTGCGATCTGCCATCGTTCGTTAAGTTTTTCACCCACTTGACAGATTCCCTGCCGGCATTAAAATAATAATAGGTGTAGAGGAACTCAAGGAAACATTGCTGATGCAAATACTTCCAGTCTATTATCTAACCTAAACCAAACACCCTTGTGGGTGTCTTTTACGTTTATATGCCGTTTAAAAGTAAGCGCCAACGACGTTATATGTGGGCCGCGCACCCGGTGATTGCAAGGAAATGGACGGTTAAGTATGGAGCGAAAATTGTCAGAACTAAAAAATTAAAGAGAAAAAAACGATGACACAATCTAATTTAGCGATTGAAGTTGCAAATATCCTTCGCGATAAAGGTAATAAGACCGTAAAGAGTTTATTTTGGAATCAAGACAAAGGAAGCCTGTCCGTATTCGCCCGCGGTTATTCTGTCGGCAACGGATTGAGTTTTAACTATACGCCGGACCCGGAAGCGACCAACGAGGAGATCGCGGATTATGTGGCCGGAAGATGCCAGATGTTAATCGAACAAAGTGGAAATGCCTAATGGATATGAAGTCAGGAAATTAACCCCCGACGAGATCCGCCGCGGCTGCAAGATCCATGTTCCTGCCGGTGAACTGGAGACGGTGGATATATCCGACAATCATGTGGAGAAGATGGCCCGCGGGTTCATCCTCGGCAGCAAGGCGATCGGACGGCGCAAGGAAGTACGCGCGGTATTGGAAGAGAAGGTGACCACGCGCATCGGGAAGAAGGGTAAGTACCTCGTCGATAAATTGTTCGAACTTATCGACGGAGTATATATCGTGGATCGCTTAAAGGGCAACATGACTTCCAAGGGAGATGAGATACGGTATTATAAGACACCGCCGAATCTGGCGGCGATCACTTATGCTTTGGATCGCGTCCTTGGCAAGCCGGTGGCGAAGGTTGAGCGCACCGAGGAGAAGAAGGGCCTGATCGTGGTCCAGCAGGTAATCATGAACATGGCTAATAATCCTTATAAAAATGGAAAACGAAGAGACGATGCCGGACAGCGACTTGGACAACCCGGAGTTGAAGAAGATATTAAAGGAGAATCTACAGATACCGGAAATCGAGGAGGAGAACCGTCAGAACCAGATTGGGACGCCGACGGAAGAGACTGACTTTGCCGCGCTGGCGCAAGCCGGACCGTATGACCTGGTGCGCGCGCTGTATAAGAACGATTACGGCCAGCCGTTTGAGATGACGCCCGGGCAGGTGGAGATATTTTCGGCGTTGTTCTTTAAACAGGGACCGAACGGAGAGAACCGGATACATATCAAGACATATACGCAGTTTGGCAAGAGTGACGTTACCGGTATGGCGGTATTGACCCGGGCGGCGACGTTCCCGGAGAAGTGGGCGATCGTGGCGCCGTCACAGTCCAAGGCGCGGATCATCATGGGATATGTGATCAAGCACCTGTTCGAGAACGAGTACACGGTGAGCCGGTTCAAGGTGGCCGAGGGCGAGAACATCGATATGGTGCGCCGGGAGCGGAGCAAGAACCGGTTGACGTTTGACATCGGGAACAACCAGATCGGCGAGATCTTTATCCTGTCGGCAGAGTCGCGCCTCAAGCAGAACGAGGATGTTGGTAATTCGCTGATGGGATTCGGATCGCCGAACTTGGTGGAAGATGAGGCGGCGTTGATCTCGGACGAGTCGGATGCCAAGGCGATGAGGATGGTGGGCGGGTTTACTTCGGCGGGAATGGACTTCGTGGTGAAGATCGGTAATCCGTTCACCCGGGGACACTTCCTTCAGGCCCAGATCGATCCGGCCTACTATAAGATAAATATTGACGCGGCACGCGGGATCAAGGAGGGGCGCCTATCGCAGAAGTTTGTCGATGAGATGAGCCAGAAGCCGTACTTTTCGGTGCTGTATGCCAACGAGTTCCCGGCCGCCGACGACATTGACAGTAAGGGTTGGGCCCAGATGATCAGCGAGGAGGAAATCAAGTTGGCGATCGTTAAGGAAGATGAGGAGATACGTCATATTGGCGAGAAGCGGCTCGGTAACGACGTTGCCCGCGGCGGGAACAACTATACCACCTGGGTGCTGCGGTCGATGAACTACATGGAGCTGCTGGCGAAGAGCCACATGGATAACTTGACGGAAGTGGCCGGCCAGACGATCTTCCTTGCCGGGCAGAACAAGGTCAGCGACAACTGTATTTTTATTGATGATGTCGGAGTCGGGGGCGGGGCGGTGGATCCCCTGCGCTACCAGCAGAAGAAGGTCCATGGAGTTAATGTCGGCAACAAGGCGATGGACGACAAGATGTTTGCCAACCTGCGGGCGGAAGCTTACTGGCGGATGCGCGAGTGGATCAAGAAGGGCGGGCGCTTGAGCCGGCATGATGAGTGGTACGAACTGGCGAAGGTGAAGTATAAACCGGACGGCAAGGGACGGCTGCGCGTGATGAGCAAGGATGATATGCGGGCGCGCGGGATCGATTCGCCCGATATCGCGGATGGCGGCATGCTGACATTCGTGCAGAAGGATCATGGCGATCTTGAGGCAATGAAGCGGCGGCGCGACGAGAAGAAGAAAAAAAAGATCATGGGCCGCGGTTTGCGAGTGACTATGGGGGGATACGCTTGGATATTAATTTTATGGATGATACAAAATTACCCAATATAGGATCGGGAAAATCAAGCGGCGCGCCGCTGGCGGATTTTATGCGATCCGATCATTCGTTTATCGCGAAACCTATTTTGCAGGATATGAATGTGATGATTCCGCCTCTGTATTATTGGGAGACGGTGGAGAGCGGTGTATCGGTTTTAATGACGGCGGCGTTCATGTATAAAGGGATGAAGTTTGGCGAGAGCTATGAGATCCCGGTACCGAACAACTATGTTAAAATTCAGAAAATGCGCAAGAAGCTGATCAAGAAGGTGACACAGACGATGGATGTGTTGGTCCAGCATGGCAAGCAGGTTCTTGATTCTGCCGGCAATATTGATCCGCGCAAGGTGATGGATCAAGAAGCGATAAGGTTTAAGTATGATCCTCTCTGGGACAAGAGAGTGGCGGCGTTCAATAAACTTGTCCGGGTGGCGCCGATCACGCGATCACAGGCGGTAAATCTGGGATTGCTTCATAAGCCAAATAAATAAAATGCCTCAAGATTTAGAAGAAAATAAAAATGATACAAATTATTCTCCGTCAGCCACCCAGGCCAAGCGGATTAAGTTTGTTTACAAAGAGCGTGAGGACATGGTTAAGACACGAAATCAGCCTTATGTTCAATTTAATGATAGGACATTGAAGGAATTTATTGATGATTCCGAGAAGCGCCTGAACGCTTATGTATTGGATAAGGCCAGCCAGGGTAAGGAAGAGTGGCAGGCTAATTTTGCCACGCGTGCGTATGCGAATAAGGCGAAGGCTCTTTTAGCCGCGACTGCCCGCGACGTTCCGGATATGAAATTTAGCGCGGTCAATGATGAGGATCAGTTCAATTATTTTGGCGCCGAGACGATGAAGAACTTGGTGAACCATTCGTTCAACCAGGGTAATCCGCGCGAGGAAGTTTTCTTTTTGGCCTGGTCGTGTGTGGGACATGGAACGGTGTTATCTTATGAAGGGATGGAACAGCAGACATTTCCCAAGAAGAGGATCAAGTCGTTTGATATGATCACCGGAGATATCGAAGAGGAAGAGACCGAGAGCGTTAGTTTTGGCGAGCCGGTTTCGTATGAAGTTCCGCTGATGAATCTTCTGATCAAGAACTTTTATATTCGCGACATCCAGCAGCAGCCGGCGATCATCATCGAGGAATATTATTCCGATCGCGAACGGTTCGATGCTTTATATAAAAAATATCCGAATCATAAGTTCGTAAAAGATTTTTCCGATATTAAGGCTTCGGACAACGATACTTATTTTCATAATTTGTGGAAGGAAGGCGTGGAGAGCGGCAAGGGGTTTTTGGTCACGCGCTATATGAACAAGTACCGCGATGTTTATCGTATCGTGGTGAATGGAGTTGAACTGTTCAATGGTCCGATGCTTTGGATCGATGTTACCCGCAAGGGATTGGGTAAAAAGATATATCCTGTTGCCAAGACCATTTATGAACCGTTTGCCAACAGCGACTTCTTTTATGGCAACAGCCTTCCGAATACCGCGATGGGTGAGGGTGATGTTTTAAACACCCTCTATAATACCGCGCTGGATAAAACTTATCGGGCGATGGTACCGCCGTTGTTGATCGGTATGGCCAATAAAGATCTGTTGGACCTGGAGGATGAAGTTGTTGCCGGAGACACCAAGATATACGTTGAGGATATCGAGCAGGTCAAGCAGATGGAGATCCGCGGGATAACCGACTCGGACGTGAAAATGATCGATCTGATCTCGACCGGACTTGATCTGACGACGCTGGATCCCCAGCAGCAGGGCGGGGCGCAGAAGTATGTTACCGCCCGCGCGGCGGTGGCGGCCGATGAGAACGCCCGGAGATTGAAGGGAATCTTCTTTATGTTCATTGAGGATCTGTGGTTGCAGAAGGTTAGGCTGCGGGTGCCGAATATTTTGCTGACCTATACGATGCCGAGGATAAAGAAGATCATTGGCGAGGATGGTGCCGAGAAGTTTTCGGATATGACTCGCATATTTAATATCGAGAAGGCAACGCTTTCTGACGGCACTAAGGGAACTCTGGGGATTGAATTGGTACCCCGGGAAAAAATGTCGGATAAGCAGTCGATCAAGACCGATATCGAAGCCGAAGAGGAGCGCAATCTTTCTGCCGGAAAACCATATGAAAAAATCGTTCTTACTTACGATTATCTTGAACGCCTTTCGTATGATATCGAGATCATTTCGGACACTCTTTGGCAATCGAGTCAGTCGATCGCGATGGCGCTGACGATCGAGAAGGTGCAGACGATGGCAAAGATATTCCCGGAATATTTTGCGGCGAACAAAGAGCTGCTGTTCCGTGATCTGATCAAGGTATATGGAGACAGTGCCGACCGGTATAATCTTGGAAAGACGATGGATTTTGCCGAAGAGAAGGGATTGGAACTGGCACAGGGAATGGCGGGTAAAGCCGGTGGTCCGGAATCCGCGGGAGGCGCGGGAGGATTGACCGGAGATTTAACCGGGACGGACTCTAACAATAAATTATCCGAGATGGTCGGGCAATAAAGGTCGATAATAAACGAACATGATAAAAAAAATAATAATCGGGATTCTTATCCGTTTGCTGGATTCAAGTTACCGCATCGACTATAAACAAATCGATCGACAAGCAATGGAGGACTGGTGCTTCCGCAGTTTCGACGATAAAGGATGGCGCAGTTACTTGGCCTACACCGACATGCAGATACTCAAATCGCTTTCTTTCGGGAAACCGACCGACGAGTATATGGCATTGATCGGTGGCAGATTGAGGCTGCTGCTCCTTCACGACGAGATGCACAAGGCGGTCGAGATGAAGAAGTCGCGCTCGGAAAAAGAAAAAGCGAAGGCGGAAAAGAATACCAAATAAAATGGCAACTAAAAAAATCGTAAAGAAAGCGCCGGCTAAGAAGGTAGTGAAAAAAGCTCCGGCAAAGAAAGTTAATAAAAAACGCTAAATTTTAACTTTGAAAAAACAAAGTAAAAGTAATTAACGAAATATATGGCAACAAAAACATTAAAAATAAAACGCGTATTAGCATGGTCTGTTTACAACAACTTGAAAAGTATTCCTCCCAAGGACTATCCGACAACCGGCGAGATCAAATCAACCCTGTCGGACATCATGCCTGTTTTTAAACCGGCGGTTGATGAATACTCCAAGATGATGGACCGAGTTACCGATGTTCAGGAAAAACTTTCCAACAAAGAGATCGATGAAAAGGAAGTTGATAAATTGGTGGCTGAAATAAATAAAGATTGGAAAGCCTACAACAAGGTGGGCGGTATCGAAATTATCGATATCGAGATTTCTGAAGAAGGTTTAAAAACATTAAAGGCGCAATTTGAACGCGAAGGATGGGGTAAAAAGTGGGTCGCTAACATCGAAGAGTTCGGTGAATTGCTGGCGACATTTGAAGCGGCAGTAAAATAAATTCAGCAAACGAAGGGCAGCATACGGATAGGCGGCTGCCACACGCCGGGAAGTAATTGGTTTTCACTTCGTTTTCCAATTCCTTGCCGGCGACTGGTAGCCACCTATCGTTGTCAGCCGTTCATTCGCATAAACGATCGCGTCAAACCTGCGATTTAAAATAATACGGTTCTAAAATTATGCCAGAACCAAATGACAACAATGGAGGAGCAGGTGATGATGCCGCCGCGAAAGCGGCCGCTGCAGCCAAGGGTGCCGGTAACGGTGCTCCGGATGGCGAAGAAATGATCACTGTCAAGAAGTCAGAGTACGATAAGGTAATTTCCGATCGGGATAATTATCGAACCGCGGTCATCAGCAAAAAAGCGGATGAGCGAAAATTAGATAATAAACCTGCCGCCGGAGATCCTGTCGGGCAGATTCAACTTGATGAAAATAAAATCAAGGAGATCGCCCGGGCCGAGGCAAGCGGTACGCTCAAGCAGATTCACGATGCTAATGAATCGCGCGCGAAGCGGCAATTCTTTAAGGATAATCCTGAATATTTAGACGATGCCAATTACCAGCGGTTGATCGCGCAAGCATCATTCCGCCGGGGAAAAGCGACTGTTGAAGATATCGTGGATGACCTTTCGGATGCGGTTCTTTTGGATAAGAAGAATACCGGGAAACTTGATGAGTATATGAAACAGCAAGCAGATCGCTCCAGCCAACAATCACGCATTAACGGGATGATGGATATTGCCCGAGCGGGCAGCGGCGGTGGCGATCATCAGAGCGGTGGTGCAACCAGCGGTCTGACTCCGGCCGGAGAACAGATGGCGCAAAAACTTCATCGCGATCCTGCTAAAGTCAGTAAAATTGACTATAATCGGGATAGGGAAATACAACCGTAACATAATCGGAACGATATTATCGTTACCACAAAAACAATGACAATTTCACTTTATAAAGCAGACGCCGATACTCACTTGGAATGGTTTAAAAAGACCGCTTCCACGGCGTATACATTCAATGACATGGTGCGCATCGACTCCACTGGTTATGTAACCAAGGCGGCCGATGGTACCGCGATGTTGAACATCGGTTTGATCCAGGAAACGGTGGCGTCCAGCGACGCGACCAACAAAAAGGTGCCGGTATTGATTCCGGGTCAGGATGCGGTATTTTTGTGCGATGTTACCACTGGTACCGCTGCGCAAGAGGACGTGGGTCAGTTGATCGATATTGACGATGAAAATTCCGTCGATGTCGATGCCAACACTTACGGCATCTTTGAGATTGTCGGGATCATCTCGACCACTCAAGTTTTGTGCAAGTTCATGAGAAAGACCGGTGCGGTGGCAACCAACCCTGCCTAGCCTGATTAATAAACGAGGTTAATTAGCGTAAGCAAATTTAGAATATGAGTCCTATTTTAACGACACAATTTTCAGACCTTACAAAAAACGCCTTGGTGACTTGGCGTGAGGGATATGAATCGGTGGAAAAGAACGCCCGGCAACTATATGATGTTATCGGCAACGAGAATCTTACCTCCGAGTATTCCCAGATCGATACCGGTGACTTCGCCAAGAGATTGGATGAAGGCGATAACTATGCGGTAAGTTCCTTGGAACAAGGTTACACCTTAAACCTGACGAAAAGCCGTATCGGGTTGAGCCAGGCGGTAACTTGGAACATGAGGAAATACGATAAATATTTGTCGCCTATATTGGTAACAATATAGTAAACTCGGAGCTAAATCGGAAAAACTCCCAACCAAAAAGAGTGGACAATTCCGAGGAAAGACCATTATTGGAATCCGTAGAGACTATACGCTCCGTACCCTTATAGGGTAAAGATATAGTCCGAACCTTATAGGAATATAAGGAATAGATCAGAAATGTATCTATCGCTTATTGATAGAATAATAGAAATTGTTGAACGCTTCGTTTAATTCTTTTTTGAGATGTGGTAACGCATCTCCAAAAAGGATCGATTTGGTAAATTTTCCAAGAAGTTGCTCATAGGTGTTATGTTCAAACGGATTGGAAAATAATTGGAGATTTTCAGGACGATTGTCATTTGGTATTCCATTTTTATGATGGATAATTTCCGGATGTGATAATTTTCTTCCAATTATTTTTTCCATAACAAGGATGTGTTCGAGGACATACTTTTGATTTTTACCTTTATATGGATGCTGTTCTTGGTAAAAAATTCTTATATATCCACGGGCATCCTTTGAACGACCACCTTTCCAATTAGGACTATATTGAGCATCCGTTCTTCCTGTATATCTTGGAGTTAAGCCAAATTTCTTAAAAAAATGTTCAACAGTTTTCCCAGTGCATCCGGCAAGTTTACCAATCGAAACAAATGAAAGATGGTTATTAAAGTATTGTTTTTTTAACCATTCTTTATCTCGCCATAATCCTCCCGGTTTATTCCATCGTTTGATTAAGGCGCATGATATACATAATTTCGATTGATGAGACGTAATTTTCCCGCACTTGAGACAAATATTTTTCATTTCTTTGTATATTATTATATTTTTATTTTATAAGATATACGAAGTAAAATCAATAGGTAGTAACAAAATTGAGATATCGTGAAATCGAGAAAAAGATGACGGCTCTCGGTGAATCTACCGCGACCCGTATCGAACTTGACCTGACCCATTTGTTCACTTTCGGCCTTCAGGGTTCGTCTTATACGAACATGGACGGAGAAACCGTAAGCTGCACGACTGGCGACGCGGTTCAAATTTTCAGCAATTCCCATACGATTACCGGTGGTTCGACTAACGTCGATAACTATAACGGAACCAATGCTTTTAATCGCACCAACTTGGAAGCGGGTGAGCGTTTGTTCCGGAATATGGTGAACAACGCCGATAAGAAAGTGACCCCCAAACCCAACTGCATCATCACTTCCGATGATCCCGCAATGATCAATGCGGTCAAGGAATTTATGATGTCGGTTGATGCTCCCGATACTGCTGAACGGGCGACGAATGTTTACAAGGGTAAGTATCAGCACATTATCCTGCCTTATTTGGCAACAACCAATGTGGGCGCGCCGACCAGCACCGGAAGGTATTATTGGATGTTGGCCGACTTGAGCAAGAAAGATGCCATCCTTGAGTTCAGCGAAAATCCTACCTTTACCGCGCCGACCCCGGGTGGAAATGGTGAGGATTATATGAACGATAACTGGATGTACAAGAGTTCCGCTTCCTACGCTTATGGAATCCTTGATTTCAAGTGGATAATTGGAAGCGCCGCCACCACAGTTTAAGCGTTTTGTCAAGTAGTATTTAGCTTTAAAAACCCCAATAAACGAAGGGTAAATATCGCGGCGGTTTCATCTTTTATCTATGGCGTTTGCCGGAGCTACTGGTGGCTCCGCCGCGGTAACTTGCTCTATGGGTAGCTTTGATTCAGGAAGAGCCTCTGACATGGGGGGCATTAACATTTCCGCGAGAAGGGGTAGTTCGCTCAACGGTATTCGCTTTGACAGCGACCGCGCGGCGGTTCCGACTTCGGCAAATGACGTCATACTGTTTCGGTATGGCAGCGCCCTCCACTTTTGGGATGGCTCTTCCGACACCACTCTCGGCTCTGCCGGTGGGTTGGTAAATTTTTCTCTTAACGACGGCTACGATGACGGCCGCACGATCACCGTCGACGCGGGCGGAATAGTTCTCGCCGGCGCGACCGAAGCGACCGGTGTGTTGCAGATCACCGCGGACGGTGCATCTTCCGGTCCCGGTATTCTTATCACCCAGAGCGGTTCGGGTAATGATATTACCGGAACTTCCGCGACCTGGGGCGTAACCAAAGCCGGCGCGGCGACCTTTGCTTCGCTTGTCGGCGCGAGTCTGACGGCCGCGGCCAGTTTGACAATCGACGCGACAGATGCGGGAACGATCACGATTGCCGGAACTTCGACCGGGGCGATCGCTTTGGGCGCCGCGGTTAATGTCGCGGCATCTAAGGCATTAACGGTTGCCGGCGTAGAGGGTTCGAATATGTTTGTGGTGACGGCCGGTGATGCGGTGATTACCTTGGGGTCGTTGAGTGTTACTGATAACGACAACGCCGAGAGCGTTACCATTATCAACAACACCGCGACCACGATTGGCAATGCTTCTTCGACGGGTGTATTCGAGATCGAATCCACTTCGCTGACGACCGGCGCTTTGCTCAACCTTCAATTAACTGAAGGCACTCTTAACGGCGGTTGGTATCTGCGCGCGTGGGATGCGACCGCGGGAGAGGCGGTGTTCTCGGTAGCCGAGAACGGCGTGATCACGATTGCGGGTGGCACGACCGGAACAACCTCGATTGCAGTTACCGCGGGTGATGTCGTCCTTTCTGACGGTGTAATCTCGGGAACGCAATCGGCGAACGCGACCGCGTTGAAAATCGTTGCGGATTCAGTTACGACCACGATCGTCGTTGATATCAATGCCGATGGCTTGACCAACGGCACCATTCTGCACTTGGATTCGTCCACTGCGGGCTGGGGTACCGGTTTGTATCTTGATTGCTACGACGGCGCGGCCAGCGAGTTCTCTGTCGGCCTTGATGGTGCGACCATCATCACCGCTTCGGGAACGACTACAACCGCCCTCAAGATCGTGGCCAATTCGGACACGACCGTGACCGCCGGGGTGATCGATGTTGATGCCAATGCGTTGACGACCGGTATCGGGATGAAGATGAACTCGACTTCCATTACTCTAACGAGTGGTGAGTTGATGACTCTTGGTCTGACCGCTTCAGGAAGTTTGGCGACTAAGACCGGTAATCTTGCTTCAATCTCGTCTTCGATGACGATGACTACGGCCGGGGTGACCGAGAATTATGACATGTTCCTCTTGTCGAGGACCGATGTCGCAAACGAAGCCGGCCAGACGCTGACTTCGCAGGGTTCGACTTTGAAGGTTTTGCACACTTCGACCCAGACTGCCGGTACTTTGACCGACACCTCTATCGGAGTGGAAATCGAACAGGCAGGCGCGACTGGATTTACTGGAAGCGGTTTGCAAGTTACGGTAGCGGCGGTTGGTGCTAAGGCGGTGAATGTTGTAACGGCAGCGACGACAGTTTCCAGCGTATTGATCACTGGTACTGGCGTGAAGGCCGATAACAAGGCCGACTTGGAAGTGACCAACAACGGCGCGACGGCGGCCGGAGGTTCCATCTTGCGCGTGACCAATACCGGTACTCCGGCAGCGGCCACTTCGTATCTGGTGGACTTCGACTATTCCGGCGCGACCCATACCAACAATCCGGTAACGATGTTGGTTAGCACTGGGGTGTCAACGGCATCGACGATTCGGGTGACTGGATCCGGTGCGTTGGCGGCGGGTGCAGGCACATTGGAGTTGATCAACACTAATGCTCTCGCCGTAGGCGCGGTATTGGTTTTGAGACATACTTCGGCCTCTCCGGCGAACTCCGATGTGACTGGGGCGATCGAGTTCTGGGGTAATGA